TTACCAAATAAATCTTGTAATTTTAAAACAGCATTATTAAATTTTTCTTGGATTGATAACTGTTGAGATTGTTGATTTAAATAATCTTCTAATGTTAAATCTTTATTTAATTCTTTTTGTTTTTCAAAATCCTTAATTTGTTGAGCATTAAGTTCTTGTGCTTTATCTCCATATGTACTAAGAGCTTCTTGCTTTAACAACATATCAGCTAATTCGTCTTTACTTAATCCAAATGCTTCAGCTAATGATTTTTGAGCTAAAACATTCATGCTTTGGAAATCAGCTAATGTGCCTGCTTGGTCAGCTATTTCTTTGGTTAAAACGGCTTGATCATTTGTTAAAGCAGCATAACGAGCTCTTTCTACATTTATTTGTCTGCCTGTTAATAATTCTGCTTTTAATTCATTCTCAATTGATGATTCAAAATTTAAAAGAGATTCTGCAGACTTATCCATTGTTTCTAAGCTAGTACCTAATGCTTTAGCTTGAGCTACAGCTTGTCCTAATGCTACTGGATTACCCTGGAATTTAACTAATATTCCTGAGCTTAATTTAGAAACGTCTTGTAATATTTGTTTAGCACTAAAATGAGATTTAGTTGCATTTTGGGCGTATAAAGCTCCTTTAAGAAGTTTACCTGTATATGAAGAAATTTCTTTATTAGAAGCAAAAGAAAATTTAGATAAATTTCCTGCTTCTTGAGCTGTCAAACCAACTAATTCAGTTAAACGAGAAAAATCTTCAGCAGATTTACTAGAAAACTTTACTGCAAATCCTAATTGTTCGGTTAAATCAGCTTGAGCTTTTGTTAATCTATCTACATTAATAAAGTTATCTCCAACTGCTCTAGAATATTGTACAAATTCTTGTCTTAAACCATAAGCTTGTTCTTTACTAAGTCCTAATGATTTAGCTAGTTCAGTAGCTTGTTTATCTGCTTTATTAATTTGAGCAACGGCAAATGTAAGTAAGGTAAGAGGATCTGTTAGACCTTTACCTAATTGTTTTCCAACTTCAAAGGCAGCTGTACCTAATGTTTTAAAAGTTCCTCCTCCAGCAGCCGCAACCACTCTCATTTTTCTTTCAATCTCCTCAGCATTAAAAAACTTACCTATAAAAGGAATTTTATTTAATCCTTGAACTAACTTACCTGTTAAACCTAGTCTTTTTTCAATATTTCTAAGTTGAGTTTGATCAGCTTTAAGTTGTTCTTCTTGAACTTTTAAAGATTCTAAAGCTAAATAATAATCTTCTTCTCTAAACTTAACACCTAATTTATCAGCATGAAGCATTTTTCTACTTAACTCATCTCTCTTCTCACTTAATGTTTGAAGCTGTTTAGTTAAATCTTTTTCTTTTAATAATCCAGAATTGATTTTACTTTGATTATGAGCAAAATCATCTGATAATTTAGCTAATCTATTAAATGATTTAGTTAAATCTTTACCAACAACAGCCATAGTACTGGCTTCAGCAGAGTCGAATGCATCTTCAACTGCATTTCTCAATGTTGATGCAAATTTCTCAGCAACAGACATCAATGTGTCTCTTATATAGACGTTCTGGTCGTCAATTATTTTTTTAGGATCCTCAGCCATAGTTTATTATTGCGCCGTATAAATATTAAAGCGCCCTATTTCTTGGGCGCTTTATTAGTTGTGTACGTTGGTTGTTTTGGAGCTATGTTTGGTCGCGATAATTCTTTATTGTTTTTATTTTGCAATAAATTTTGCGCTTTTTCATTCTCTTCAGCTATCTTATCGTAATGCTCCTTTAATGTTTCAAAAGTGAATCTACGTAACCATATTGGCATGTTATAAACGGTTTCCCAATCATAACCACCATTTCCATTAAATACAATTTCGTGTATTTGTTTGAATAAGTATAATCTATATTCCGGAGTCAGGCCAAAAAAAGTTAAGTGATACTGGGATATCTATGCCCTCCCCAACATAGTCTTCATCTTGAGGAATGAATTTCATGTTAATATCTGGTGATATTGATGCATAGTATTGACGTAATGATCTAGCATCAGGTGCTAATAGATAATTATCAATAAAATCACGGATATTCTTTTGATCACGATCCCCATTAACTGAAGTAATGATATATTTCATTCTTGTAGTTAAATCTGTTGAAACATTTGGGTTAATTTTTTGTAAACCTTTAATTTCAGCTTCGATTTTTTGTTCATCACCGTGTGTTAACAACTTGAATGTTACTGTATTTTCTGATTTAGGTAATGTAAATGTAAATTCATTTACACCAGCCTTAAATAAAGATTCATCGATTGTTTTTTCACTTAATTGTGTTAAATCAACTACAACTTCTCTTCCAGCATAATTGATAGTATAGTCTTTACCATAACCTAAAATACGAGCAGCAATTAATATTGCGTTTTTATCACCAATTAATAACTCATTATAGTCAATAGGTGTTACAATTAATGCTTGTAATAATTTGTCGATTGCTGTACCGTTTTTTAAATAGTTAGCATTAGTAAGAATATCTTCTTCCTTTGCTGTCATGTATTTCATTTCAATTTCACCTTTAGCAAGTGGTGATTCTTTTGGATACAATAAACCTTTAGAAGGTAATGTAACTGTTTCGGTTGGAATTTTAAATTCTGCCATATAACGTTTTAGTTTGTGTATATATAAATATACAACAAAGAAAGGCATCTGCCAAAGCAGACGCCTTTTTTATAAAGAATATTGAAAATATCTTAGAAGTTCAATACGCAATAATCCATAGCGATAGAAACACTCAAGTTGATTGCTGCATCGTTAGCCCAATCGTATTCACCGAATGTAGCTGTCTTTACATAAGCACCTTTAATGATCCACTCACCTACGATATCGCCTACTGGGCCTAAAATATCTAAAGTTAAATCTTTCTTGTAGAAATCAGAATAACCATCACGACCAGTTACTGATTCGTGTGCTAAACGAGCCCATTCCATTACTGATTGAGCACCAGATGGAGTTACAGGGTCATATAATTCTAAAGTCATGTCATTCCAACGAACTTTACCCTTAACTTTACGGTAAACGTTGATATGATCTAAAATAATTTCACCAGCTTCAAATCCAGGAGCAGATGCTTTTTTAATCAAGTACGCAGGAATACCATCGATGTACATGATAAAACGATTTTGAACTTTTGGTTCAAACGCTGTGAACATTATTTCGTTTGTTGATAATACAGCCATTTTATATTAGTGTTTAATTGCTATTAATAAATATTAGCAACTACATCCCCTTATGCAGGGAATGTAGCGCCAGTAGGTAATACGTTGAAGTTTAATATAATAAATTCAGCTGTCTTAGTTGGTTGGATATAAATCTGACCTACTAATTGGTTTCTATCGATTACATCAGCTGTATTGTTTGTTTCATCCATTACAACTTTGTAAGCAAATAAACCTTGTTTTTGTACCACTGAATCTAAGTAAGGGTTAACTTGTGATAAGAATCTATTACGAGTAATAGTAGTATTTTGTTCGAATACTAAGTTATTAGCTACTTGACCAATAAATCCTTTCAATGCAATCAATAAACGACGAACATTTACTCTATCTAAAGCTGTTGCTTTACGTTGTAATGTCTTTTGGCCAAATACTACAACACCTTCTCCAGGGAATGTAGCTAATGGGTTAACGTTTAAGTTGTATAAGTTATCACGATCGTTTTGAGATAATTTTCTTTCAGCTCTTAATACTGATGGAACACCACCACGGTTTAAACCTGCTGGAGCGAACCATTCAGCACCAACTTGGTCGTTGAATGCTAAAACACCACCCATTACAGTTGATGCTGGAGCCCATACAGATTTTCCTAATGCTGCAGATTGTAATTGAATCCAAGGCCAGTAAGTAGCAGCGTAGTTACTTGATTGACCAGCAGCAGCTGTACCAGCAGCTGTAACGGTTTGACCATACAATGTAGTATCTACAATTGCAATAGCATCACCTCTATCTTCACAAACAGAAATCATTTTTGATACTGCGCTATTACCTAAAGTAACACCAGGAGCTAACAATACATTAAATTGATATTCGTCTTTATTTGTTAATAAATTGAAAGCAGCTGTATAATCAGCAGGAGCAAATCCTTGAACGTTACCATTTGTAATGCTTTCGTTCATTAATTGAACACTAGCTGCAGATGCTGGTAAACCACCTGCAAATGAACCACCAAATGAACCACTACCTAAAGCTGGTAAACCAGATGCTAAAGAAGCTGATTTGTAATTACCATTATTATCAACTGAATCTACTTGAACTTGGCTTACTGATCTAACACGGATGTATTGAGATGCGTTAGAATAAGAACCAGTAGAAGTAATAATTGGAGCACCATCGCTATCTAAAGAGTATACTGGTTTAAAATCACCAATTACACGAGAGATATAGTTAGGTTGAGCTGGGTCTAATGATAAGTTATTCCAAGTTTCTAAGTAATTAGGTTGAGAAGTATTATCATTACCTGCGCGAACAGCTAATGTAAAGGTACCACTACCTGTACTTACTTGTGTAACTTCCCAACGAACATTAGTTGCACTACCGCTTGCTAAAGCACCGTTAGTCATACTAGACGTGTTGTTCATTATATCACCCCAAGCTAATGTTTCAACTACAAATGAAGAGCTTGTGTTTGTGCTGGTTACTGTAGCACTAGCGTAAGTGCTCATATTAGAGCTACCACTAGAGATAACTCTTGTAACTAATAATGTTTGACCACCATTGTTAAAGAAATCTTTAGCGGCTAATGATGTTAAATATTCGTAGTAGTAACTACCACTTTTAAAGGTTTCTCCGAACTTTGATACATATTCACTATAAGAAGTAACATATGTAGGTACGAATGGTTGACCTAACACTGTAGGGCCAACAATTGCTGTCGCAGTACCTTGAATACCTCTTTGTACTAATGATTGATCAGATTCGTTTTGGAATACACCAGGAGATAAAATCTTTTCTGCCATTTTATATTATTGTTTTTGAAAATTTAATAGGATTGACCTAATAATAAATATCAAAAAACAATTATAAACCGCAGATTATTGTTGAGTAGATGTGACTTCTCCCGTTTCAGTGTTGATATTACCCGTTCCGTATTTTTCTTGAAGAGATTTAACTAATTCTGATTCTTTTTTACCTAATGTATTAAGATCAGATACTAATGCACGTTTTTCTTCTTTAAGCTTATCGATTTGTGTATCAAATACGATTAATTGTGCTTCAAGTGAACCTAACTCGAACACGGTTTGGTCATAACGAGCTTGTAATTCTTTAATTGACTGTAATTCTTCTGGAGTTAATTGTGCCATAACTATTTTTCCCATTTAGCTAATGGGCAAGCTTTAGGGCCTTCAACAGGCGAAAATATTTTTTTATTTAATGGACATCCACATTCAGAACAATAATACAAATCGATTGTATCGTTGTAAGCTTTTTTCGGACAAGCGTCGCAGACGCTTGCCCTATATTCAGCTATAATTTGTTGTTCAGAAGTGGGGTTAGCCGCGGCTATCCATGCCTTAGCTATTTCTACAATCTTAAGCATCTATTTTTACAAGTTTAAAGAATACTGGGTAGTTACCTTCAGATTCAATGTTTTCTAATTCATTAATGCTTACTGGCTTGTACTCTAATTCTTTTTCTTCTTGTAACAATGCATTGAATTCAGTTTGGAACTCGATGAACTTTGGATTGTTTTTACCATCTACAATGTTACCTTCTTCATCCTTAACGATGTCGATGTACATTGGGATGCTAATGTTACCTGTTTCGTCAGTTTCGCCATGTTTCTTAATTAATTCTTCTTTCAAAGATTCAACAGTAACTTTTTCAGCGGCAACTTTTTTAGATAACTCTGTTAACCAATATTTAGTGGTTAACTTTAATTTCTCAGCTAATAAACCAGCTGATACTTTTTCACCTGTTTGTTGATTCGTAACACCGTTTAATTCTGAATCTAGGTTGTAGAATTCATACAATTTTAAACTGATTTTTTCCACAAATTACTTCTTTGTTTTTTTAGGAGCGTTTGATTTTGTTTTTGTAGCTT